GCTTGTGCTTTATAGTTAGGTAATTTAGTTTTAAAAAATCCATCTAAATCATAATGTTTGGATATTTCATTAATTAAATTATATTTTTGTCTTTTAAGCGATTTTCTATTCAATTGCTTAGAAGATTCAATAATCGTATTGATAATAATGTCTGCTTTAGTATCACTTAAATGTTTTTTACTTAGTAAAGTTTCATAAAGTTTATACTCTTTCCCCAACTCTGTTTTAACAAAGAATTTTTTAAGAATGTGAGTAGCTTTAGAATCTTTTCCTGAAAGACTATCAGCTGTTATCTGTCTTACAAGTAGTTCAAATAGAATACCTGTATTTTTATATTTCGAATGGTTAATTATCATTCAAATGGGGTTTAATTATAAATATATGTAAAATATTACTCTTTTAATTGATTTTCATCTAACAATGAGACGTTTTCATTTTCTTTAGGGAATAATGATGATTTACTTAATCCCTCAATTAATGTTTTATGTTTTTGGTAAACTGTTTGAGCTGTTTCAAGGGCTAATGGTGAACCTCCTTTATAATTGGTTGTACCATATCCTTCTTGATCGTCGTTCTTCATATCGTCTCTACCTAATCTGTCTCTACCAAACGCATTTTGTTGAGTGTTAATATTAGATGCTTTTTCTTTAGGACGACCTAATGTTAAATCATCACCATATCCGTCAGGTATATTTTCCGGATTACTTCCCATTCTTCCTTTACCATATAATGATGCTAGATCGTGAGGTGTACCATATGATTTACCTGTAACTTTAGGATCATTTCCTTCTTCAGTAACTTGTTTAATTCTAAACTCACGTTTAGCATCTTCAAGTGCTAAATCTCTATATTCTGAGTATTGGTCTTGAGATAAATGGAATATGTTGTCGTAAATCCAATCTGTAGGTAACAATTTAGATTCTTGAATTGATTTAGCTAAGTCTACTTTTTCTTTTAATAATGCTATACGTTCTTGATCGTATATAATTGATGGAGTGGTTAATGACAGCTCAAAATTTGTTAGTTGATCTGATGTATAACCTTGTGTGTATAGATGTACTAACGCGATTTTATATAGTTCAGATAACGTAATACGTTGTATTCTATCGATGGTACGAGCAAAACGAATATCTTCAGCAGCTAGTGTAGCTTTACCTGTTAAATCCTTTTCATACCCCATAAATGCTTTAGGTACTTTTAAAGCAGCAAATAATTTATCTCTTAAATATTCTACATCTTCAATAGCAGTATATTGTAAACCAGGTAATGTTTCAATTTTAGTTGACTGATCATTACCACGTACTGGTATAAAGAAATCTTCAAGCAAATTTTGCATGTTGTACTTCAAATTATATTGACCCGTTTCTTGGTCCATAAATGGAGTACGTTTCATGTTGTTAATTGTTTTTTGCATGAAGTTTTCTACTTCATTAGGTGGAATAGAACCAACATTTAAGTAAAAAACACGTTTGTCTGGAGAACGAGCAATACGATGAATTAACATTGCATCTTCCATTAATGTGTATTGTTTAAACAAACGACGAGCTGGTTCGATATATGCTCTACCATAAGGTAAATAATTATTATCCGTTAATAAACGGAAGTGAGCCATTTCATAGTTGTCAAAATAAACACCTGGTGAATCATGTTCGTCTGTACCTGCTACTTTATAGTATCCTGAACCACCTGAATAAAATCCGTCTGGAGAATATTTGAAACGTACCGAAAATGGATTTTCTTTATCCCAACCTTCTTGTCTTTCAATATGGTAAGCTGAAATAGGAATAACATTGTATACTCCATATTTTTCAGATATGTCTAGTTTAAGAAAGAAATCACCATACTTACACATTTGACGAATCCATGCCCATAGGTTAAATTCAATATTTAATACATCATAAAACAAATTGTATAATGTTTTTTGAATGTCTTCATTGCTGCTTCTAATCTGCAACACTTCTCCCATGTCATTCTTCAATGTACTCTCTTCTGCTACTATATCTAAGGCTGAAGCAACTATAGCATCAGTGTCCATTATATCGTAATCTGAGTATATTTGGGTTCTTAAATAACGGTAGTTTAAATTAAACTGTGCTCCAAACAATGATGTAGAACTAGGAGAATAAATTCTGTTGTATCTGTCTACTAATGAGTTTGTAGCAAATTCTCCAGATTGTTGTATGGAGTTAGTATCCATAACTTTAACCTGGCTTTCGCCATTGTTTCTTATAATAACATCTGTTGAAAACAGACGTTGTAATCTTTTAAATATATTTGTATTAGCCATGTTTTATAATATATGTATAAATATTGAGGGAACCAAATAAGTTTAACCTAATATCCAACTGAAATTTTCTTTGCCTCCTTTACCATTGTCCATAAAATATGGATTATCACGACCCGTAGCAAAATAAGCCCCTTGTGCAGGCATTGATTTACCTACATTATTTAAAGCAGCCCGAGTTAAGTCTTGACTTTGTTGTCTGAATTTTAGTGATGTGTCTCTTAAGTACATTCCTATACCAAACGACATTACTAGATCATCATTGTATCCACTTTGTGCTTCTGCTCTACCATTTCTCCAGATAAACACTTTCATTTCTTCTACTAATCTTTTAGAGCGTATTGTTACTGATCTGTCGCCTACAAATTCTCTTAATTTGTTTATTACTAACGGTCTTGTTCTTAAAGACATTGTAAAACCAGGAGTTACAGTATCACTGTTTTCATATTTGTTAAAATATGAATCTACAGTTAAAGCTTCTGTTTTAGGAGAATAATATAAATTTTTATAGTCACGCTCGATTACAGCGTCTATTGTTGCCCAACCTATATTTGCATTCTCAACTACAAGTAATGCTTGGTTGTATTCTGAAGCTACCCCAACTAAAAAATATCCGAATTCTTTAGGTGGTAATTGCCCTTTATATTCTGCTACTTGTATGTTAGTGGCTATATCTATAACATGAAATGCGGAATGGTCTTTTCCATCTCCTCTAGCTACGTCAGCTACAACCATATAATCTCTTGAATAGTCAGGTTGTTCCCATACCCAGTAATTTTGGTCTACACCTCTTCGTTCTACAGGGTCTTGTATTGTTGTTGTAGATATAAATTCTAACCACTCGTTATAAAATACTATATCACCTGAAGTACTAAAGTCACAATCACACTCTTGTGATGCTAGTCTAGGATCACCTAATAGTTCATCTTGCCTTTTTCTCCAAGCGTCATCTCGTTCAGGATGAACATACCATGGTAATTTAATAGGTAAAAAATCGTTTTCAGCATTTTCAGCACTAACCCATGTTTGATGGAACCAGTTTCCGGTACCGTAAGGAGTAGACAATACTATAGCACCACCTCCTGTTGCTAGGGTTTGTTGAGCAGATGCCCAAGTATCTTCAATATTGTCAATAAACGCTGCCTCATCTATTATAAGTAAAGATACGGCTTCCGAACGTGCGGAATCACTATTTGACGATTTAGCTTTAACTTGAGAACCATTGTTTAAACGTATTGATAATTTGTTATTTTCTTCGGTAGGTACTTTTAACCAAGATGGTAAGTTATCGTACATGAATTTAACTTTAGTAACCATGTTTCTAGCCGTTTCTTGAGTCTTAGATAAACATAAGATGTTTTTATCTTTATGGAATGTCATTAACCATAATGAATATCCAGCGGCTAGTGTTGATATACCTAACTGTCTAGATTTTAATACTATTGAATATGGATTGTCTTTCCATAACGTTAATACTTTGCCCTGGAATGGGTATAGGTTAAATATTACACGGCCCCTTTGTGGATGTTGTATATGACAATATTTGCGCATAAAATGGCTTGGGTCACTTGCGCACTTTATATATTCTTCCTTTATTATTTGTTTAATATCTTGACTCATATTACTAATGTGTTTATAAATATTATATAAGGATATAAAAACCCGACCTAAGTCGGGTTTAAATTAAGGTTATTTGGTTGGGGTAATATTATACAACGTCTGTTGCTAATTTGTCTTGTAGTTTTTCTAATTCTTTTTTAGCCTTAGTTTTTTCTTTAAGTTGACTTAGCAAAGTTTCTTTTTTACTGCCTTCAGCTTTTTTATAGTTGTCAGCTATTCCTTTCATTTCTTTTTCTAAGTCCTTAAGTTGAGTAGTTATATTGTTAAGTTTAGTAAGATTACTTCCACCTTTTTTAGCAACGGCTTGAGCTTTTTTGTCAATGATTTTTTCATCTTCCATACCATCATCGTCACTTGACTTGTTCCAATTGTCTTCTACTTCTTCCTCGTCTTCGTCTTTAGCCTTTTTTTCTTTCTTTGGTGCTTCCTTTTTAGGTGTTTCTTTTTTAGCTTTAGGTTCTTCTTTTTTAGGCTCATCAGCTTTTTCTGATGGTTTGCGACCTTTTTTTCCTAATTCTCTTTGTCCTTTTACAAGTGCAATGAATTTATTCAATTGATTATCATACAATTCATCAGTATCAAGTGCATCTTTTACTTTTTCACTTCCTTTAATTGCTTTTTTAAGCGGAAGACCTTCTAAATCTGGATTGTCTTCAATTACTTTTCTAATAGCAGCATCAAGATCACCAGCTATTTTAGCCATTTCATTTAATGACATTTCAGCTACACCTACAGCTGTGCCTGTTTCTTTAGCTTGAGCAATAGCGGCTTTTACTGTGTCTACACTCGTACGTTCAGTTTTAGCAATATCAGCTGCGTCACCTGGTTCAGTTTTTGCACCGACCATAGTTATTTCAGAAATAATAATTTCTTTGATATATTCTTTAAATTGTTTTTTAGTCATTATTTTTATTTTGCGGTTTAATATAAATATTAGACAGATAGTGCTTCTTTAATCTTATTGATTCGTTCTTTAGTAGTTCCACTAACCTCAATTAAGCATTTAGGTGGATATGCTTTTAACATTTCTGTAATAGTAAAATCAATTTTATCACGATACTCACTATCTATAGTACGTACTCCATTATCTTCAATTTCAACACCTTCAGGAGAAACATAAACGATTACATCATAATCATCACGTATACGCATCATCAAGTCAACAAATTTTTCTTTAACATTCCAGTCAATTGAATTAGCACTTAATGTAAATGAACAAACATCATATATTGTACGATCTGTAATTATATTTTCATTTAACAATTCAATAGAACGTTCAGCTGCAAATACAATTTGTCCTTTTAATGTTGAATCTGTATTTAATGCTATACCTTGATCTCGTAAATATTTACTACGTTCAGTCTGAACTAAATAATCTTTAAATATATCAATTTCCCCTAATGCTTTTGCTAATGTAGATTTACCTACTGATACTGTTCCTGCTAATCCTATTCTCATATTGTTTTATTTTATGCTCTTGTTCCTGATGCTTTTCCGGCAGATGTCTTGAAGAATGGAACACCTTCACCATCTTTTTTAATATTTTCCCACTGTTCTTTAGTTTTCTTAATACCAAATATATAATACTCAGCTAATCGTTTATTACCTTGTGGTATTAAAGCAGGCCCATCATAGTTATGTGTTAATGTTTTACCATTAATTATAACATAATGCACAATGGTACCATCACTTTGTTTTAATTGTTTTGAAATCATACGTTTTTATTTATATAAATATAATATTATTTTTTAAATAAGCCAAATTTATGCTAATAGTTTTCTATAAAGTCTGGGAATTCTTCTGGGTCTTTGTACATAATTATTTTCTTAATAAATATGATGCTATATATAATCCATGCAAAGCTGATATATAAATTCCTCTAGCTCCAGCGGCATCTCCTTGTAAGTGAACATTAGGATATTGTGGTAAAGATAAATTGTTTTTATCTAATGTTATTTCATTAGTTAAGAATTTAACTTCAGGACAATAGAATATGTAATCGTTGTTTATACCAAATGTTGTGTTCAAATCATCTATGAATTCTAATATATAATCAGCATACTTGCCAAAACCTTCTTTAAATTTATCTAACGATATTTTATACCCAGGTACTTTATTACCTTGATCTGTTAATGATGGTTCACGGTCAGATGGAGAATAATATACTGCTTTGCCATGGTGTTGGAAAAAATTCACTAATTGTGTACTGAATTTGAATGGATCTTCAATACCACGTGCTTCTAATAATATGCCAAAGTTAGTTAAACCATTGTATTTGTCTTTATCTTTATGAGCATGTCCGTTATATGATTTCATACCATATGTTTCTTCTTCAGCTACAAACGCTGCGAAATTGTTTGTACAGAATGAACGAGCACTATCTTCTCCAAATTTCTTGTATAATTTGAAGTCATATGCTATTTTGTTTAATTCTTCAAAATATTTTCCATCAGTTTCATAACGTACTCCAAACTGTGCTGGTTTAGGTACTGTTTCTAGACTATAATCATTTATCAGTTTAGTAAGTAGATCCATACCAGATTTACCAGTTCCAATGATTAATTTATCATATTTAATATAATCGTGTCCTATACCGATTTCATTACGTTTAAAATTAATATTTGTTATTTCAACATTATATATTTGTCTTACTCCAACTTTATCGAAGTATTCAAATATATTTTTTACCTGTTGTTGACCATAATCTGTACCTAAGTGATAACAAGGTGATTGTCTTAATTCAAATGGCGAATCTTTAATGAATTGAGGTTCTTCAACTGGTTCAGTGTACATAATTTTAGATGGATCTGGGTGGTATTCAACTATATAATCATACAACTGTTTAGATAATTCTGTTGCATATTCTTCATCCTTGCAATAGTGTGGGTGAAATAGTCCGCCTTGTTTAAATGAAGGGATTACTTTAAAATCACTCCATGTTCCACATCCTCCAGCACCGGTCATGACATCTTCTGGTAATCGAGTGTATATATCTTTTCCTTTATCTATAATTGTAATTTTAGTTGGATCATAACCATTTTTTAACAAGTGGAGAACCCCATATTGGGTTGATACACCTGCCCCTATGTACACTATTTTTTTCATCTCATTTTTTGTATTTCCATTCATATTCTAGATATTTTGTTTGTTTTTTTAATTTATTTTTAAGATATATTTAGGATCTAAGTATCCTGGGGATGAAGAGATTATTCTTTCTTCAGCTAATTCAGAACCTCCGAGGCTATCTATTTTAACTCCTACTTGTTTAAACCACTCATTACTTGGTTTGTCTATAAAAGTAGAAGCATTTATAGGGATTATTTTGTAATTTTGTGATATTTTATTACCATCTAAAACAATTTCTGCTAAATGTTTCCAATTTTGTTTTTTTCTAGTGGTAGATATATAATATTTACTTAAAATTTCTTCTTGAGGTTTACTAAATTTTAATCCTTTATCTAAAATATTTTTTATATTTTTTATATCAGTATAATGATATAATAATCCAATTTGTTTTCCTTCATTTAAGAAATCATTATCTTCTAAATGATCAATAGCAGTATAAAAAATATAGTTAGCTGCTTCTCTATCTTTAGTAAAAGATAATAATTTACCTTGATCTTTTTTTAAAATATCATTTTTTAGTTTATTTTTATCTAGATCTCCTAAAAACATATTCATATTCATACCTGTTGGGCTAGCATAATGTATATCTTCAAAAGAAAAATTAGAATCTAAACGAGCTATAACTTCTTTTTCATCTTGATAAGAGCTATATAAATCATCATATGGTTCTATATCTTGATTATCTTCTAAAAATTTATCTAAATCAATGTACTCTGTATTTTGTTTTAGAATAACAACTAAAGGATCTAAAGTTAAAACTCTATATATTTCTCCTTTATTAGTATATCCTTCTTTTTTAAGATATAGAAATACAGACTCAGGAAAATTTTTTGTTTTTTTTAATGTTTTAGTATCTATCCAAGAACTAAGATATTTAGAAATATCTAATTCATTTATTAACATTTCTTTAATTAGTTGTTTTAATTCTGATGTTTTCATGTTTATATTTAATATAAATATTTAATCTTTTAATATTATTTCTTCAGTTTTAAAGTCAATATCTTCTATCTCTGTCTCCCATTTAAACTGTACATCTTTATCTACCAGATACTCATCTGGGTATTCATTTTCTATTAACTTGGTAACTGCATTTACGCCAGCTGCACCTATTATTACAATTTTATCTGTATATTTCATATAATATAAATTTAATATTTTTTGTTTAAACAGCCAAAGAAAGATGGCGTCACCTTTTTTATAAGTGACGCCACAACTGTCATGTTTTATTTGTTAAAGCGACCGGCTATGAATCGGTCTGTATTTTAAACTTCGTTTTCTAATATAGTAAATAAGTAATCGTATACTTCTTTTACTTCAAAACCATTTTTACCATCATTGTATGCAGTATCCATTATATTCGTTGCAGAATCAATAAAGTTTTTCCAATCTGCTGATAATTTACCTCCTGGGTTGATTAATTCATCTATTTTTACATATGTTTCATCGTCCATTTCAACATTACCTGATACATTTTCAGTAGTTATACCAGCTAATTTTTTCATTTTGCTGAATTCTTCGCTCAATATTTGTTTTTTCATTTTATTTTTATTATAAATATATGAAAGAAAAGGTA